AACATCAAGAACGACATTGAACTTATTAAGAAATACAGAGAGATGTCTCTTCACGCTGAAGTAGATGCCGCTATTGATGATATCGTAAATGAAGCAATTGTTCAAGACGATATTAAGAAAACGGTAGAGATGGATTTGGAACACGTTGATTTGCCAGATTCCGTCAAGACCAAAATGCAAGACGAGTTCACACACATTCTAAAACTTCTACACTTTAGTGTTCGAGGATACGAAATGTTCCGTAAATGGTACATTGATGGTAAAGCCTATTACCATATCGTAATCGATGACAAGAAAGAGAAGCAAGGAATCAAAGAACTTCGTCCTATCGATTCTACTTCAATTCGCAAGATTCGAAAAATTGATAAAGAAACAAATGATGATGGCGTTAAAGTCATCACGGATGTACAAGAATTCTTTGTATATACCGAACAAGAAAGAGATGACAGACTTGGATTTGCAGATGGCGCTCAGGAGGGGATTAAGATTCATCCTGATTCTATCATTTATGTTCACTCTGGAATGTTTGATGTAGACAAGAGACGAGTATATGGAAATCTCCATAAGGTTATTAAACCACTCAACCAACTTCGAATGATAGAAGATGCGGTGGTGATTTACAGAATCTCTCGCGCCCCCGAGCGCCGCATCTTCTACATCGATGTTGGTTCTTTGCCGAAGAACAAGGCAGAACAATATCTCCGTGACATTATGAATCGATATCGAAATAAACTTGTTTACGATGTAAACACTGGTGAGATTCGTGATGACAAAAAGCATATGTCAATGCTTGAAGACTTCTGGTTACCTCGTCGTGAAGGCGGTCGTGGTACAGAAATCGATACTCTATCTGGTGGTGAAAACCTCGGCGAGATGGATGATGTCGAATACTTCAAGAAGAAACTGTATCGTGCATTGAATGTTCCAATTAGCCGACTCGAATCTGACAACGGATTTAATATGGGTCGCTCTTCGGAAATCAATCGTGATGAATTAAAGTTCTTTAAGTTTATTGAGAAGCAACGACAGAAGTTCTCTGAATTGTTTACACAAGCAATGAGAGTACAACTGGTTCTTAAGGGAATTATGAGTGAGGAAGACTGGCAAAAGATTAAGGACGATGTTCAATTCGACTTTGCCAGAGATTCATACTTCACTGAACTCAAGAACAACGAGATTCTATCAGAACGAATGAACCTCTTAGGCTCTATGAACGAACACATCGGTAAGTACTATTCTATCGATTGGATTCGTAAGCATATTCTCCACCAATCCGAAGAAGAAATCAAGGAAATGGACAACGAGATTCAGGGCGAAAGAGAAAAGGGACTCATCACTACAGGCACAGAGGAGTACTATTGATGGCACGGAACTTCAAAGATTTTATCAATGAAGCAAAAGAGAAAGCACCAGCACCTGCTCCCGCAGAAAAAGAAGCCAGTGTTGACTCTCCAGAAATTGCTCTTGACCCAAGACTAGAAAAGGAAATCTTTATTGATTCTTTTGAAGTCAACGGTAAGAATATTGTAATCAAGTCTCTTGGACTTGGTGCAACAAAACCTGTTGTTGTGTATATTGACGATACACGATGGGAAGTATTTCCTGGTCCTAGAATTGCAAAGAGAGAAGCACGGCGACACGCTAAGAAAAGTTCTACAATGGAAAGCGTTGATAGTAACTTTGAAGATTTTCTTTCTGAAGCAAATGTTCATAATAAATCAGAAGTTCAAAAATGGGTCAACAAAAATAAAAGAAAGTTTGACAATAGTACAGAGGCTGCTTTTGCAGTTGCAGATGAATTTGGTATGGATGACGAACTCGAAGATGATAAACACTGGCTCTGGGGTATGCTTAAGAAGGTATACAAGGAGTCATTTGATTTAGATTTGTTTGTTGACAAACTAATCGATGGAACAAAAGTTGATATTGATGAAAAAACGGCTCAAAGAGTTAAACTTGTTTACGACCACCTAGATATGTCGAATAAGAGCAAGTTCAGAGAGGCGTTTATTATAAATAAAGAAAATCATAACAAGGTTATGAAATTCGTAGAAGAACAAACCAAAGGAATTTAATATGCCATATAGTGAAACAGGACCTATTTCAGTCAAAGATGTAATTGACCAAATCAACTCGAAGAATCTAGACGGTGCAAGAGACGGTATTAAAGATGTTCTATACAAGAAGTCTGCTGAAGCAATGGCAGATAAGAAGGTAGAAATTGCGAAGGGTATTGGAAAATCATTTGACCCACACGCAAGCGTAATTGATGCACCTACTACCGTTGATATAGTCGATTTTGAAACAACAGAACCAACAACTAGCGAGGAATGATATGAGACTTATAACAGAGACAACCGAAGACGTAAAAGTTATTGTCGAATCAAATGAAGAAACTGGTAAGAAAAGCCACTTCATTGAAGGTATCTTTATGCAAGCAGAGCAAAAGAACCGCAACGGCAGGATGTACCCTAAAGGGACTCTTATGAAGGAAGTTTCTCGTTATACCAAAGAACTCGTCGAAGGAAAAAGAGCAATGGGAGAACTCGGACACCCCGAAGGACCATCCCTTAACCTCGAAAGAGTTTCGCATATTATTACAGAACTTAAAGAAGATGGCGATAATGTCATCGGAAAAGCAAAAATTTTAGATACTCCCTATGGGAATATTGTAAAAAACCTTATCGATGAAGGCGCACAACTCGGTGTATCTTCAAGAGGTATGGGTTCTCTTAAGAAGAACGATGATGGTGTCAATGAAGTCCAAGAGGACTTTATGTTGGCTGCTGTTGACATCGTTGCAGACCCTTCTGCACCAGATGCCTTTGTGAATGGCGTTATGGAAGGTAAGGAATGGGTATGGGAGAATGGTATTCTTCAACCTAGAGTTATTGAAAAATACAAAGAGTTTGTATTATCTGCCAAAGATAAGACAAATATCGAAGAAGCCAAACTAATCGTATTCAAACATTTCTTGTCTAATTTTTGAAAAATATACATATAGTAGCATTTTAAACAGTCAAAGGAGATTTCCTATGTCCGACAAAGACATCCTAGAAGTAGCAAAGAACATTCTTGAGAGTGACGCAACTCTCGATGAAACCCAAGCAGAAGTAACGCCCAAGAAGAAGGGTGCAACCAATGTTGATGCTGATGGCGAAAAGCCAGCAGAATCACCATCCGTTAACACCGACAGCATTGAAGATAACGATATCTACCAAGATGCTGAAAGTGATAAGGGAGCAAAGGTAATTGAACCCGAAGCAGGTGACGGAGACGCCACCAAGAATGCTGGAACAATTACAACCAAGCCTTCTTCCGCTAAAGCAACTGCTGAAGCAATGGACGCTCTATTCGGTGGTGAAGAACTATCGGAAGACTTCCGCAACAAGGCAACAACTATCTTTGGTGCCGCACTCAGCGAACGTGAAGAAGTTCTTCGTGCAGAGATTCAAGAGTCATTCGACGTTGCTCTCGCAGAAGAAACCGAACGCATCTCAACTGAACTATCCGAGAAACTTGATGACTATCTAAACTACGTCATCAAGGAGTGGATGGAAGAGAACCAGATTGCAATTGAACACGGACTCAAGAACGAAATCTCCGAATCTTTCATTACTGATTTGAAGACTCTTTTCGAAAGTCACAACATCGAAGTTCCAGAAGAATCATTCGATGCACTTGCAGAAGCAAACACACAAGTCGAAAGTCTCGAAGCCAAACTTAACGAACAACTCGAAGCCAATGTCACTCTTACTAAGAGTAACGCTGAACTCGAATGCGTTAAGGTTTTCGCTGAAATGACCCGCGACCTTACCGACACTGACACTGCTAAACTTGCCAGCCTTTCAGAAGGACTTGAGTTTGATAGCACCACTCAGTACACAGAAAAACTAGGACTTCTTAAAGAGAGTTACTTCAACGCACCTGTCAATGACACTGTTGAAGACTCAGAAGAGAACACTCTCGCAGAAGAAGCCCCCGTTTATGGTGGAATGATTAACGACTATGTTAGTTCCATCAGTCGCACAGCCGCTCTTCCGCGAAACGGAAAAAAAGCGTAATCAAATTAACCCAAAACTTTACTTAGTATAAGTAATTTAAATTTAAATTTCCCAAGGAGAAAAGACAATGGAAGATAAAGCACTACTTGCTGAACAACTTCAAAAGAAGTGGCAGCCAGTTCTAGAGCATCCTGAACTTGCCCCTATTCAAGATAGTTACAAAAAGAATGTAACTACTATCTTGCTAGAGAACGAAGAGCAGGCACTACTCGCAGAAGCCGTACCAAACAACGCCGCAGGCGTTGGTGGTTCACCTCACTTTGGTCAGGCCGGCAACGTCAAGACATTTGACCCCGTACTCATCTCACTCGTTCGTCGTTCAATGCCTAACCTAATGGCATACGACATCTGTGGTGTTCAACCAATGACAGGTCCTACTGGACTCATCTTC